AGAAATAGAAAAATATGCTCAATTTTTAGAAAGTGGAGGAAAACCTTAAGATTTTTTTCAAAGAAAAATTGATAGTGTAAAAAATATTAAATTCGATGAAAAAGATAGTAATTTATTAAAATCTTTAATTACTAGAGATTTATTAAATAGTGGAATGTCTAAAGAACAAGCAGATTTAACTGCTCAAATGTATGAAGATACTAACAAACTTAAAGATTTTGGTAAATTAGCTTTTGATAAATTAAAAAATTATGAAGAGCAATTAGAAATAAAAGAAAAACAAGAATATGAAAAATCTTTAAAATTAGAAGAAGAAAAAATAAAAAACCATTGGAATAATATAAACACGATTATATCAAAAGGTCAACTTGCTAATATTACTATTCCTGATGCTGATAGAAAAGGTTTCTTTGAATGGTTAGCTTTAAGTGCTGATAATAACGGTAATAGTCAAGCTTCTATTGCAAGAAGTAAAGCAACAACTGAACAATTGTTACAGTTAGATTACTTATTATATAAAGGCTTTGATTTATCAAAATTAATTCAACAAAAAGCAAATCAAGAAAAAGTAAACAACCTTCGACTAAGAATACATAATAAAGGAGGTTTAAGTAATGGAGAAGGAGTAGATAAAAGTAAATATACTAATCCTAATGATATAAACATAAGTTTAGAAAATATTACTAAAAATGGTAATTAATTAAATAATAAAAATAAATAACAATTAAAACAATTAAAAATTATGGCAAATGCTAGAATAGTTTACAAAGATGGTTTTGATGGCAATGGTTTTACTAATGAAAATTCATTAGCTAATTTAATGCTTACTAAACCTGATGTAATTAATCCTGTTATTACACATTTAGCAGGAGAAGAAAGTAAAAAATTTCCTTTAACCTTTTTAACAGAAGGTCAAGTTGGAGGTTACAGAACAATTGAAATTAATGATGTTCAGTATGAATGGAATACAATTGGTCGTATGAAAAAAGGCGATAGAATTGTTAGTACAACTTATACAGCTGGAGATAAACCGGGTCTTAATTTTACACCTTTTTATATTACTTTTGAAACAAATTGGTTAAAGTATCAAAACATGGTAAGTTCTCCTAATGGAATACAAGCTCGTGTTATGGAACGTCCTAATCAAGTTGGAAGTCATTGGGTATATAAATTACAATTAAATAGTACAGACCCTTCTGAATTTGTACCATTAAGTGAACTAGTTTCTGGTTTATCTTGGGTTATGACTGGAGGTGCTCCTGTATCAGAAAGTTTTTCAATGGGTAATGAAAGTAATTTTATGGCTCCTGGAAAAATGAAAAACCAAATTAGTATTCTTCGTAAATCTTATCGTTATGGAGGTAATATTAAAAACAAAACTGTTTCTGTTGAATTTAATGTAGATGGAAAAAAGACTAATTATTGGATGCCGTTTCAAGAATGGCAACACATGATGGATTGGAAACAAGAGTGTGAAGAACATTATTGGTATTCTAAATACAATCGTCTTGCCGATGGTACTATTGCTTTAGTAGATTATGTAAATGGATTACCTATTCCTACTGGTGCTGGTGTTGATAGTCAAATTCCTAACAGAGATACTTATGCTACATTAACTTATCGTAAAATTAAAGAAACTGTAGGTGATGTAATGTATGGGGCTACTGATACTGGTAAAATGAAAGTTGTTCTTTATACTGGTGTAGGCGGTTTAGAAGAATTTAGTGAAGCTATGCAAAATAAAGCTTCTGGTTTTTCTCAAATTACTGGAGATAAATTTGTAAAAGGTGAAGGTCGTAATTTAATGTTAACTGGATTTTTTACTGCTTTTGAACATATTGACGGACATATTGTAGAAGTTAGACTTTTACCTTTACTAGATTTTGGAAGTAGAGCAGAAAATGCCCCTAAACATCCTGTAACAGGTCGTCCTATTACTTCTTATGATATGTATTTTGTTGACCAATCTACATACGATGGTATTCCAAACGTTCAAATGGTTTCGCAAAAAGGTCGTTCTTTAGTAAGAGGTATTGTAAAAGGTATGGCTCCTAGTAATCCTAATGAGTTTACTGGAGATAATAATGCAATCGCTACTGAAAAAGACGAAAATTCAGTACATTTCTTGTCTGCAAAAGGTATTTGTATTCGTAGAAATAATCACTGTTTTAAATTAACTTGTAGCTTATCTTAAAATGTATATAAAATAAAGAGGAGAAAATCTCCTCTTTATTTTTATTTTAAACAAAAAAAGAATAAATTTTAAAAACTAATAAAATGGAAAATAATAATAAACCTGAAACTAAAGGTAAAGAAGAAATTGTAACTAAAATACAATTTCCAGTAAAACATTATAAAAAAGTAATAATTAAAAGAAAAGCTATTCCAACTAATATTAAAGGAGAAACTATATTAGGTCAAATACCTGAAGATTTTAAAGTTAAAATAGGGTCTTCTTATAAAGGTACTTCTGTACTTAGAGGTTTAACTTTAGAAGAAGAAAAAAGATTTTTACCTAGTATTATAGGTATTAGTCCAGAATCTCAAAATTGGGAAAATGCTACAAAAGATTATTGGAATAATATAAGTAAAGATGTACCTTTAACTGGATTAGAATTAGAAATAGGTATTATTTATAATAATATTGAAGACTTAAATTTTGACAATAATTTATATGAAAATACTATTTTTAAAGCAAAAGTAGGAATTAAAGGGACTCCTATAAATATAGCAGATTATATTTTATGGAGATATTGTAAAGTTTACAGTCGTGTAGCAAATGATATTGAAGATATAAATAAAAGTGCAAAAATAGAGTTTTATATATACTCTAAAGATAAAGAAACTCAAACTAAAAAAGCTTTATTAGATTTAGAAAAAGAAGCTAATAAATTATATTATAGTTCTTTAGGAGATAGAGATTGGATAAATCATACATTAAGAGTTTTAACTTCTTTAGATAAAACAAATAAATATACTGTTTCAAATATAGAACTTTTAACTGATGATGAAAAAGACATAGCTTTAAATGAATATTTAAAATCTAATCCTGCTTTATTTTTAGCAATTGGTAAAGATAAAAATTTAGAAATTAAAGCTTTTGTAGAAACTTGTGTAGCTAAAAATATATTACAACGTATCCCTAATACTTCTACTATTACTTTTGATAATGAAACAATAGGAAATACTTTAGAAGAAGTTGTAGCGTTTTTAACTAACGGTAAAAATACTAGTGTAGTAAATACTTTAAAAGCTAGATTAACTAAAATGCCTTAATAATGACAGTGAAAGAAATGCACATTGGAATTGACATGATTTTACAAAAAGTCAATTCCAATGTTATTTCTTCATTTGAACCTGAAGAAAAAGATTGGGTATTAAATGAAGAAGTAAATAGATTTATAAAACAAAGACTTAGTATATTAAGTAATGAAAAACGTTTAGGATTTCAAGATACTCAAAAAAGAGTAGATGATTTAAAAAATTTAATTACTTCAAAAACATTAAGCTGTTATCAAGGAGAAGATAATAGTTTTTTTAGTTTTTTACCTAATGATTATATGTTATTAGTAAATGATAGGTCTTTAATAGAAGATTTATGTGGAAATTTAATTAAAACTACAGATTATCAAAATGAAACTATATATACTTATCAATTTAACCCTTTTTTTGAATTAGATGATAGTATGACTGATATAGAAATTTCTATTAATTCTATTTCAGTTTTTAAATTAATAGATTACTACCCATCAGGTTTTACTGATGTTAATATGATATATGAGTTAAATAATTTTATAGTTGATAGTATTTCAAAAGCTGGTTATAATATTATACTTAAAGATAATAAATTTTATATTACTTCTACAAGCCCTTTAATTATTGCGTTTATTGGATTTGATAGTTATCCTCCTACTTTAGTAACTTCTAGTAAAGTTTTAAAAAAAGTAGTAAAAAAATCTAATTATAGTTATATTCAAAATAATAATCGTTTAGTTAAAACTGAAGATTTATATGAACTTTTAGGAAGTGCTTTTGGTAAAACTTCACCTGCAAGTCCTATAAGTTCTTTAAAAGAAAATTTAATTATTGTGTACCACAATCAAAAGTTTATATGCTCGGAAATAAAAATTGACTACATTAGGAAACCTAAAAAAATCAACTTATCTTTAAATCAAGATTGTGAATTACATGATTCTATACATCAAGAAATAGTTGAAAATACTGCAAAAAGAATAGCAGGTTTAACATTTAGTCAAGTATATAATAATATAATTAACGAAAATCTTAATAAAGAATAATAATTTAAAAATAAAAACAAAATGAAACAAATTTTAATTGGACGCTCTATTGCTTATGGAGCTAAAGTAGGAGGTGGTACTATCTCTGGTATTAACGAAATTAATGTATTAGATACTGGTGCTTTTGCTGTATTTACAGATAATAACGTACTAGTAACAACTGTTAACGCTGCTACAGTTTTACCTAACAGTAAAAATATTATTATTGCTGTAGGTAACCAACTTGCTGGAGCAGATAGTAAAACAAAAATTACTGTACCTATTCCTCGTGTTGGTACAAATTATCAACCACAAGCTTATGTAGCTCCTGTTAAAGTAGTAAAATTTATTGGTAATGATGGTACAATTGGTAGTTTAAATTTACCTACAATTGTAGCTAAACAAGAAGCTTTTATCAAAATTACAGACACTACTTTAGGTCTTAGAACTTTAGGTACTGTTTATGAAAATGAAGTAAAACGTTATAGTATTACTACTGTAACAGGAGATACTAACATAACCATTTTAACAAAATTAATTGCACAAATTAATAATGACCCAGATAGTATAGTAGTAGCAACTGCTGTAGGTGCTTCAGTAGGTATTAATTTAACTGCTAAAGATTTTGGTACAAGTTTTGATATTGCTTTAAGTGGAATTTTAGAAAACTCTACAATTGAAGAAAGAGAAGGAGCTACTCCTGGAGCTTCTGTAGCTTTAAATGTAGGAAGAGGTACAACTTCTCAAATTGCAGCTTTAGAAGATTCTTATAGTGTAGAAAGAGGTAATACAAATCGTACTCATTTACCTCAATTTTATTATAAAAATCCTTCTTTAGTTACTGCTGGTGCTAATTACGATACTAATACTATTACTTTTAGAGGTTCTCGTAATACTTCATTAGGTATGCAAGATACTTATTTACAAGAAATTGTACTAGCTTTAATTAATGGAAGTGCTCAAGCTACTACTATTGCTACAATTATGGCTGAAGTATTTGGTGGAGCTATGTCTACTTCTAATGTAGAACCTGGTAATTAATATATAATGTTATTAGCAATTAAATTATACAGTATAACAGGAGAAGCAACTTGTAGTTCTTCTCCTGTTTTAATTACAGATTTTGATGCTATAGCAGCTACTATAGGAATTTCTAAAAATAATACTTACTATGAAATTATTCAAACTAATAATTTATATAATTATTTAGGAACTAATATAAATAACGATATTTTAAATATAGGAGAATACGATATACTTATTAATTCTTTTACAGTAGACGATAATGAAAGTGTAATTGTTTTAAATATAGATATTACACTAGCAGGAAACCCTTCTGTAAAAATAATGCACGAAGATTTTAAATTACATTTAAATATAGAAACATTTGGAAGAAATCCAGAATTATTAAGATATAATAATATAATTACTTTATATAATTATGATATAGGAAATTCTTCTACTTATGGAGTAATTAGTAATTACTCTTTTGATATAGTTCTTTTAGATAGTATTAATCAAGTATTAGGTAATTTAACTAATCCTTATGCTAAATTTACTTATCTTCCAAAACCTTTCACAAAAGAAATTAATTGTTATTCAATGGTTTCTAGTGGAAATGCTAAATGTGAATATTTAGATTCAAATGATAATTTAATAGCTTCTTCTAAAAATTGTACTTTATGTATAACAGAAGTTAAAGAAATTATATTTAAAGTAAGCACTATAACTTCAAATACAGTTAGTTGTACTGAATCTATTGATATAATCCCTCCTGTTTATTTTCCTCAATTAATAACAGATTTAAATTGTGAAAATAATTGTAATAATGAGTGTATAAATATTAATGATAACGCTAATTTAACATATACATTAAATTATGCTAATTTAACTATTTTTAATGTTAATGCTAACCAATCATGGTTAATTCAATTTTATCGTTCTGCTTTATATATAGATATATATAATTATTCAGGAAGTATAATAAATAACACTTTTTTAAATTTAAGTTTAAGTTTTGAAGATTATGTAAGTAATCCTAATGGAACTTACACATTTATTCCTTCTGAATTTGGAGATAATATAATTAAAGTAAAACATTGTTTTGAACTAGATTTAGGCGAAAATTCTATATTTAATTTACAATGTTGTACTAAAAATTTACCTTTTGAAACTTGTAATTTTTGGACTATAGAAAATACTAAAGATTGTAATATATTTAAATTAAACAATTGTGGAAGTTCTACAGTAAGTATAACATTACAAACTTTACAAAATAATACATTAATAAATTTAAGCACTTCAAATTTAGAAGCTTTTAGTAGTACTAATTTAACTTTTGAAGAAGATGGT